ATGGAAATGCAAAACACAATGAAACGATTGGATGAAAATCGTATCGCAGCAGACGGATTGATTTGGGATAACAGAGCAGACAAATCAATTAAGATAAAGAATTTGGATAGTGGTAATATGGTACACTCTATTAGATTAGAAAATGTAAGTTACTATCCTGTTGGTATGGATAAAAACAACCGAAACAAAAACTATGTTCAAATAATTGAAAAGTAATTTTATGAAAGCGATATTAATTGACTCTATCAACAAAGAGGTTAAAGAAGTTGAAATCGGAAAGGGAATTGATGAAATGTATAAGTTTCTCAATTGTCAATGTTTTACAATCGCAACTTATCTACCAAAGGATGATGCCATCTTTGTAGATGATGAAGGATTGATGAACGGAACGGATGTATTCTTTACATACGAAGGAGCACATCAACCATTCGCAGGTAACGGATTGATTATGGGATGTGATGATGAAGGTGAAAGTGTAGATTGTAAAATCAGTTTTGCCGAAGTGAAAGAAAAGGTTAAATTTTATACCCGATATGAATTAGCATTAGGTATTGCTATGGGTGCTATAAAAACATTTTAATATGAAATTAGATACAATATACAAATCCACAAAAGGTGGTAAGGTGCAAGAGTGGACAATCGAAGTAGTAGGTAATAAGTACCGAACTATATCAGGTCAAACGGATGGTAAGAAAGTTACTAACGAATGGACAGTAGTGTATGGTAAGAATGAGGGTAGAGCAAACGCAACTACTGATAAGGAACAATGTATGAAAGAAGCAATAGCTAAACGTACAAAGAAATTGGAAAGTGGTTACTTTGAGAATATCAAACACATACACAAACAACAATACTTTGAACCAATGCTTGCAGCAAAGTGGGAAGATTACAAAAACAAAGTAGAATATCCACTTTACTCACAGCCTAAATTGGATGGTATTCGTTGTATTGTAACAAAGGATGGAATGTTCTCACGTAATGGTAAAGAGATTATTTCAGCACCACATATTCGTAAAGCATTGGATAAATTGTTTAAGCACGAACCCGATACTATATTGGATGGTGAGTTGTATGCAGATAAGTTTGCAAATGATTTCAACGCAATTGTATCATTGGTTAAGAAAACAAAACCAACAGATGCCGACCTCAAACGTAGTGAAAAGAATATCGAATATCACGTTTACGATATACCTTCGGTTGATGGCACATTCAAAGAAAGATGCATTGAGTTGGATGAAATCGCATTGGATTTTCCTAAATGTGTGAAGTTAGTTGAAACACATATTGTAAAGAATGAAGATGAAGTTACTGAATGGTATGAGGATTATATAGAACGTGGATTTGAAGGTCAGATGTTACGAGTGAATGATGTGTATGAAAATAAACGTAGTAAGTTTCTACTGAAACATAAATCGTTTGTAGATGAAGAATATACAATCATTGATATTGTAGAAGGTGAAGGTAATCGTACAGGCACCGCAGGTTACTTTGTGTTTGAAACAGCAGAAGGTAAACCTTTCAAATCAAACGTAAAAGGTACATGGGAAGAAACCGCCGAAATGTTAAAGAATAAAAAGAAACTAATCGGTAGGGAAGCAACGGTAAAGTATTTCAATTTAACGCCCGATGGAATACCCCGTTTTCCATATGTAATCAATATTGATAGGGCAAGTTATGAATAAAACAATAAAAAATGAATAAAAAGAAAAATCGTATTCTTTTTGAATACACAGAAAAGGATGGAAAAATCTTTGTACATCCAAATCAATTAAAACCAAATCCTCTAAATGTAGAGATTTACTCTAATAAAGAAGAGGAAACAAAAACGCAAGAAGATATAGCTAAAAGCTTTAGACAGAGAGTCCAAAACGGACAATGTCCAAATGTACAACCTATCGTTGTTTATCCCGATGGCTTAATAGATGCAGGCCATACTAGATGGAAAGCTGGTAAATTGATTGGTTGTGAGCTTTGGGTAACATTATCGGATTCGGAATATCCTGATGTTGAAAACAAACCATACACGGCATTGGAGCAAGTTACATCATCAAACAAGCATCGTAAAATTACACAATCGGTTAAGTTAAACGAGTTTGAAGCAAAGAGTAAAGCTTATGTTTTAGAATTTGGAATATCGAGAAGTAGGAAAGAAGAGGACAAGCATCTAGCAGAGATGAAAATTAGTAGAGATACTATGGAAAAGCTGCAAGAAATTAAACGTAATAGACCCGATTTGCTACCACTTATTGATAATGGTGATTTTACCGTTAAAGCAGCTTACGATGAAGCAACGGGTAAAAACAAAGTTAAAGTTGTTAAATCAAATAATCCTGATAGAGATTGGAGTCAGTATTATAGTGACAACACTTTCAAAATTATTATGGGAAGAGCTTTTAATGTCATATCTCAAATGAAAAATATTAATTATAAGCTAAATGATGAGATATTTTATCCTTTCAATGATTTTGTTAAAGCAGCTGTTACTGCAAATATTTCTTGGTTTTTAGAAAGTATTGGTGCGGAGGTTTTAAGAAGTGAAGGATATGATGTAGAATGTGCTTCAGGACATCCTACTGATCCAGATATTTATCATAGAGATATTGATGATAAAGTAGAAATTAAAGTTACTAGTTTTGATGGAGCTAATACAAAATGGAAAGGTGGTCAAGGTATTAGAGAAGGTCAATACATATTAGTTGCATATGATGAAATGATTGAAAGGTGGTTAGTTGTATTTACTAAACTTACTGAAAAGGATTGGAAATCAGCCGGCCAAGCAGGTCATACATTACCAATAAAAAATGTTTTCGATAATCATAAAAAAGATATGCAAATTATCTATGGAGATATTTACCAAACAAATGGTAAACTTCAAGTTGAATTAGAAAAATTGTAAACATGTTATGGAAACGATAGGTTATATAGGTGGCGTACTATTAGGAATATGTGCCATACCAGAAGTTATCCGAACATATCAAGATAAAAGGTGCCATCTCGGATGGCCCTTTTTACTTTTATGGTTTTTGGGTGAAGTGTTTATGGAAATCTACGCAATAGATTTGTGGGATTATCCTTTGATGTTTAATTACACATTTAATTTGGTTATTGTAGGAATTTTATTATATTATAAATTGAAAACAAAATGGGACAGTATTACAAAATTGTAAACGTAAAGAAAAAGCAGTATATCACCCCACATACATTTGGTGATGGTGCAAAGTTAATGGAGTTCAGTATGTCGGCAAATGGTGTATTAGCTGGATTAGCAATATTACTTGCAGACGGAAATGGTAGAGGTGGTGGAGACCTTAATAGTGAAAACCAAATTGTTGGTAGTTGGGCAGGTGATAACATTGTTGTTGCCGGCGATTATGCTGACCAAGGTAAGTTTGTAAAAACAACCGACCAGAATTTATATGAAGTTTGTACCGCTGAAGGTGAAGATATTTCATTAAAAGTATTGGATGCACTTTGTGATGATAGGTATTTCTTTGAAGAGTTTAGAAAGCACAGAGCACAATGGACAACTAATGATGAAGTTGATACCTTAATTAAGAAAAAACTAAAAGAAAAAGGTTTAACCGAAGTGAAAATCCACAAAGTAGTATCTTCAAAAGACCGAAATGTATTATATAGTGTAACCGAAGATAATGGAACATGGGAATGTGATTGTCCATCTTTCACATATACAGGCGGAAAAGAGTGTAAACATATTAGAGAAGTTAAAACAAAAACCGTATGATAAAGTATAAGAAAATGAAAACAGGTCCCGTTGAAATAGATTTGACAGGACCGGATGGAAACGCCTTTGTATTAATTGGAACTGCCGGCCGGTTGGCTCAACAATTGGGATTAGATAAAAAGAAAATCCAAGCTGAAATGATGACCGGTGATTATGAAAATCTACTCAAAGTATTCGATAAACACTTTGGTGAATTTGTAACTTTATATCGTTAATTATGAAAATACAATTATCTGAAAAATCAGTTCTAATGATATTGTATGTGTTGGGGTTGATTTGTTTAACATTCTTTTCATCCTGTAACAAAGATGATTTTGGTGGTAAAATTGAATTGAATATTGATACCCGATTACCAAAAGATAGTAACGGATATTCGGTGTTTAATTTATATTCAACACAAACACAAAACATTCACACAATATCAGGTACAATCCTCCGTAATGGTAGAATACCTGATAACCCACGTCAAATGGTTGAATGGGAAAGTTCACACTATTGGACACTCAAAGTTGGTGATACAATTGGTACAATATATCGTAGGACATGGCGAGGATTGGGTTGGCAAATTGTGGATAGTATTAAGGTAACAAATCTTAAAACAGCAGAAGTACCTACGATTAATTCGGTATCATTCAATTCAGCGGATGGTACAATCAACACAGTCATAGCACCAATGTGGGGAATGAGGGGTGATACAATGACCATAGTTGCACGCTCAAATGGTGTAGTGAAAGTTGAAAAGATTATTTTGAAATAAGGAATATTTTTTGTATATTTGACAAAACGAAATAGTTATGAGTAAAACAAAAGAGTGGTATATGCAACAACAACAATTTGAACCAACAGGTTCTTCACATGATGAAGATTACCTTTACGAACAATACTTACTGCAAGAAAAAATGAATGAGCAGTATTGGGAAGGTGTAAGTAATGGTTCTATATTTACTGATAATTGGGAATATGATGATGAATATTACAAATCATCTTACCTACCTACAAAGGAAGAGGAAGATGAAAACTTTAAACAAACATTAAAACAAAATGGACATACTGCCTGAAATAATCGAAGTAACAAACGAGATGATTGATGCTTTGGACGAAAGTGGATTTTTTGAAAACAATCCGTTTATCGAAAGATTACCACTTAAAAGAAAATTACAAAACCTAATGCAAAGACGTTGGGAAGAGTTTGATGACTATCATTTAAGTTGGGAAGAGGTTGAAGGTGTAATGCAAGACGTATTGAATGATAGTGTATCTAATACATTGGAAGATTTAGTAGATAAGGGAGCAATCAATATGAGTATTAGTGAGGAAGGCGATATATTATATTCAGCAAACAAAGATTTTAATTTCGATGAACTTTAATAAAACCGATAAAGAGCTTGAACAAATGACTGAAGAGGAATTGTTTGAGTATTTAGATGCAAAAGCAGCACACCTTTCAAAGCATACATCGCCTTTATCTGCATACAAAACAAAAAGATTTGCAGCAATATCAAGCGCAGTATCTGGTCACAAATTCGACTACGATAGTGTAAAAAAGATAGCAAAAGAAAATCAAATAAAAGGTTACGAAAAATTTATAAATGATAAAAACAAATAATATGGATTACACAAAATTTAATACAACTTTTAATAAACCCGCAATATTCACCGCACAAACTTACGGAACAAAAACGACAGTGGAAATTGACCATAGTGATTTAAGTTTAGATGAAGTTATGGATGCATTCCAAACATTGATTGATGGTATGGGATATCATTCCGATGGATTTAAACAATGGATAATAGAAAGAGCAGCCGAATATCAGGAAGAGGAAAATGAAAAATGGAATGATGCGATAGCATCAATGGAACAAGATGAACAAAGATATGAAAATTTAAGACATAGTACAGATGATGTTTCGGAGTGGGATTCTACACTTAATGATGGATTAGAAGATGATGAAGAATTGCCAGAATGGATGCAACCAAATGAGAAATTAAAAAACGCTGTAGAAGAATTTCGCAAAGAGGTTAAAAAGAAAAAGAAGTAATGTGTGTTGCTGAAACTGATTTAGGTAAAATGACTTGGTATGATGCAATGGAATATTGTAAAATAAATAAAGATTGGAGATTACCAACCCGTAAAGAGTTAAATCAAATCTATAAATCATTACATAAAAAAGGTGAGGGTGGATTTGAAAATACTTATTATTGGACAATAGATGAATTAAGTACAGCATATGCTTGGAGTTTAAATTTTGATACGGGTGTTTTACATTACTATACTAAAATGCATAAAAATAATATAAGATTAATAAATAATGGGATTTAATCATTGCTACATATCAAGCGTTGAAAACCTACAATTAGAATTAGAAATGTGGGGATTAGAAACATTCGTAAAAAGATACAGAAAATACGATGCTATAACTGGTCCAAGTGAAAGTTTTAGATTTTTAGAAGAAAAACAAAAAGAATATGAGTTACAACAAATACAGATGGTGGACAAAGGGGAGAGCAAAGAAGCCACTACCAGCTAACGCACCACTCTTATTGAAAATCCGTAATGGTGATTTCAATTACTCTTATATGTTCGCAGAAGCAACAGAAATGAGAAATGCGGCTGGAAAAGCATACGAACAAACTTATAACAATTACGGCGGTACTGACGATAGAAACCGTATAGATGCTGCTTTAGAAGCAAGTAGAATGAAAAGGGTAAAAGCATTAAAGTTGGAATTAGAAGCAGCAATGGATGAAGAAAAGGTTTTGTGGAAATTGAGGCAAGAGTTAAAACAGGAATTTGGAAAAGATTTGTGGGATAAGGCTATGGAAAGACAAAGGGGTAAAGGTACATTGGAGGATTTGTATGAATGGTATCGTAAAAATTCCAAAGTGAAAAATCCACAGTCAATTCAGGATATTCAATTAAGACGTGCTAATACAAAAGGATTAGAATATCTATTTTAATATGTTAGAATTAAATAATATAACGTTAGTTAGTATTGATTCTGTATATGACCATCAATCAAAAAACAATATAAGATTGGCGGCAATGTCTAAAATAGTTAAATACCTATCTACCAAAATAAAGTTTGGTGATTACTTTTTTATAAATCCTTACAATAAAAATAGTAATTTAATTACTGAATCTTTTGAGCCACTATGGCCAATGTCCGATAGTGGGATTAATCCTATAATGTGGTATTCAAATTTTCTAATAAAGAAGTTACCTTATTTAATTAAAACTGATTGGTATTTGATTATCCAATGGGATGGATTTCCTGTTAATGAAAAGATGTGGAGTGATATTTTTTATGAATATCCATTTCTTGGTGGCGGACACTCAACATATAACGGCGGATTTAGTTTAAGAAAAACTGAAACAATGATTGAATTATCAAAGATAAATGATAGTTTTGGTTCTGGAGCAGAAGATGGGTTTTATTCTGCTTTTTTGGATAATGAGTGGATGAAAAAAAGAAACACACCATTTAAGTTAAAATGGGCAGATACAAATATTTCAAATTTATTTTGTTCATATCAGGGTATGAGTAATGGTACAATGCCTAAAAATTCATTTGGATGGCATAGAAGTCCATACACATCTGAACAATTTTTTATGGAAATGTATAGAGATATGCATGTATTTAATCCTAATGAAATTGAAAAACTAAAAGCATTTTCCATTTGTAAATCTTTACAAAAAGAATTATTAATTGATAATTATATAAGAGAATTTGATATAGAATGTGACAATGATTTTTTTGAAATGTAATGGAACCAGTAATATTGCATATAGAGTTAGGTGATTATCCAATAGCAAGTTGGCTGAAAAATAATAAATACATTATTTTTTCAGAGATATTAAGATATGCAAGAAAAATGATAGAAAATAAATTAGATACGGTACAAGCTATATTAGTATCTAATAATACAGATAACATTGTTTTTATTTTAAAAAATTCTGACTTAAAACAAACATTGGATAAGGCTATGGATTTTTTTATGGAAGTAGAAGAATATGAAAAATGTGCTGAAATCCGTGATTTGAATATACTTATTCAAAAAAATAAAGATAATGAGTCAAAAGATATTACGAATAGTAAATCAAATAAAAGACAATCTAAAGCAAATCGACAATGAGGGAGTTTATCATCCATTACATGATGAAATATACGACCAACTATCTTTAATTGAAGATGAGGTCTACACCCAAGATGATTTAGATGAATTTGAATTTGATGATGAAGATTATTAATTTATGGATTATGTTATTTTAAATTATGCTGATGATGGCAGTTTGACACATTGGGCTATAATTTTTGGAAAAAATAATCTAGAATTAATAAATACTAAAAATGAGTTTAATCTATATAGGTTTATATATGGTGATAATACATTTTATCTACCAGTTAAAAGAAATAATCAAAGGATAAAATTAAATCAAAGCAAAGTAATATTTGCGGAGTATCCGTTTTTATCAGAATTTAAAAAAATAATATCATTACCAAATTTAATTGATAATGATTTACTATCTACTTACAAAGATGAAATATTAATTCAAGTATTATTTTTAGGTGACCCTGCGAAATTTGAATATGAGCGACCTGTAAAAATGATTACATCAGTTAAACCAAATGGTTTCATTGAAAATGATTTTATTTTTGATAGAAAATTGTGTATACCATTTTTCTTTTATAAAAATCAATTATCGCTTGTAGATTTTGTAAAATTGGATAAATTTAAAATTGAAAAACCAATAGATAAAGTTTTTTCTTATTCAAGAAGAGTAGATGAATTACACCATTCATTGCGTGATAGGGGTTATTTTATTAATTTATTAAAATCAAAAATGGATTTAAGTAAATTTGAATTATTTTCTGCCGTACATAAAAATGTAGAGCTAAGTAGAATTCAATTTGGGTTATATCATTTAGCTAATTTTTTTGATTACAACCAATATATGTTTAATTTAGTTTTTGAAACACAAAATGTAGATTACCCACGAGAAGACCAAAATTGGATTTCAGAAAAAACAGTTTTTGCATTACTTTTTTGCAATCCATTTTTTTTATTCGTAAATAAACATATTTTAAATTCTTTAAAGGAATTGAATATTGAATTGTTGAATGATGAATTTGAAAGTAATGATATTGAAAAAAAGTTTATTCAATTTATTGATTTTATAAACAACTCAACCTTTGAAGAAAGAATGAAACTATTTTCAAAAATGAATGAAATAAGTTTGCTAAATAGAAAAAAGTTATTAGATTACATATATTCACCAAAAGAAAGTGTAATTGAATTTTTAATTAATTAATATGAATAAGTTATTATTAGGAGTCCTATTTGGAGTATTAGGACAGGTAGCATCTTTCTTACAATTACAAGGAAGTATAAAATATAATTGGTTTCAAAAATATCCAATTATTGTATTGTTAAGTTCAATACCAGCCGCTTGGTTTTATATTAAATCAGTAGAAAGTTTGGTTAATTGGGCAGGTGGTGAACTTTGGCCATCACGTCTTATTGGATTTGGAATTGGCATTATTGTTTTTGTGATATTAAGTTGGTTATTATTTAGAGAACCAATATCGTTAAAAACATTTACGTGTTTAATGTTAGCAACCAGTATAATTTTAGTTCAAATATTTTGGAAATGAGATTACCACAATTAGTAAAAGTTGGTGAGGAACTTTATGAAATAGTTTATAAATGTTCAGTACATAAATTTAATGTTGAAATAACAGGAGGGCACGCTGAAGATTTAAAAAAATGGTTCGGTGCAGAAAAAATATTAAGGAATCCACAAACAAATGAATACTTATTTGTGAATTTAATTCCTGAAGCTGAAACTATAACAAATGACTAACAAAGAAAAGGCGGCTAAAAATCGTAAAAGAATACAAAAGAAAAGCCGTAAAATAAACATAAAAAAAGGTTTACAAAATAAACACACATAAAAATCTTGCATGCCATGCACACCAAACGGGAGGACATTAGTTCTCCCGATTTGGTAATTACGAATTTTTTTCGTATATTTAGATATGAAACAAATATGTTCATATTGTGGGCAAGATACATATCATGTTGATTGGGATTACCTAGTTGGTCACAATCATTTAAGCTGTATTCTTGCAGCAGAGCAAACCGCAGAAAAAATGCAAATAGTAAATTGGAAAAAAATATCAGGAGAAAAACTGACGGTTTGTGGTGCTGAAATGTACTTTACAAATTGTGAGGAAAATATCAAAGAGTATAAATGTGAAATACACACATCAATAAATAAACACCCTGTATTTTTTCTAAAACTAAAAAAGATGCCGGGTATGTTTGATTTGGAAATAGAACACTCACAAATGCAAACTGGTTCGAAAGTAAAAAGATTGATAAAAGTAAATGATATTAAATCAATACAAACTTTTATACTTTCTGTTGAAAATGAAATATCAAAAAACAATGTATTCAAATCAATGTGTAGTTTGATTTATGAAATACAATTAGAATCAAAAAAGAAAACTAGATTAAAACCTGTATCAGGAAATGTAAACTTTAATATGCCCGTTTCAAGTTCAGTAAAATGGTAAGTTATGAATAAAGTAGAGTTATTAGGTTATTACGGAAGTGATTTGATACATGCACAATCGGCATGGACATCAACGAGTAGAGAATTGACAGAGGAAAAAATAAATAGAGTTCCGAAGTTATTGAATATGTTAGCAAGTGAAGGACACGAAACACCTTTTGAAAAAAGTTCATTACATTTTTTGGTGACAGTAGAACAAGCGACACATATTCATTTACTAAAGCATAGAATAGGAGTTAGTATTAATGGTGAAAGTGCAAGATACAAAGAATTAAAAGAGGATAAAATGTATATACCAGATGATTGGGATAATCGTTGGGCAGTTGCACTTAAAAACTTTACTGAAAGAGCAAATCATTTGTATCACGAATGTTTAGAGGATATGACTCCGATATTGGGTCGCAAACGTGCAAAAGAAAGTGCTCGTTTCTTTAAAACATTCAATTCACAAATTACAATGGACGTAATGTTTAATTTCAGGTCCTTTGTACATTTTTTAAGATTAAGAAATTCCGAACATGCACAAAAAGAAGTTAGGGAATTAGCACAGCAAATGTTAGAATTGGTAAAAGGAATTGAAGGGAATCCATTTGAACACACAATTAAAGCATTTAAATTATGAGAAAGCACAAAACAAAAATATTGTATGTAGTTTTTACAATTCTTTTTTGGTTGTTATGTTTTCAATGTACTGCACAAACTAAAAAACAATTATTCGTATTGGATTCAGTTCCTGTATTAACACCCGATACTACATTAAATAATTTCATTTATCATTGGTTGGGAAAACCATACCGATTGGGTGGCAAAACGGAACGAGGTATTGATTGTTCGCAATTCAATAAAAGATTGTATGCAGATGTATATAAATTAGAATTGCAAAATGTGTGCTATAAACAATGGGAACAAACTGAAAGGATAAAATTAGATAGTTTACAAATTGGTGACCTCCTATTTTTTAGAAGTAGTGTATCACCTTCGGGTTGGCATTGTGCTACATACATTGGTGAAACATTATTCGTACATGCAGCAAACCGATATGAAGGTGTAAAGATTAGTTCAATAAATGAACCCCGATACAGAAAAGCATTAAGGGGAGCAGGGCGTGTAAAAAAATAAGTTATGTTTGATAAATTAATAGATTTTTTAATACAATTTGGAAAAGATTTATTACCATTTGTTATTGTGGAGCAATGGAATGGAGCAGTACATTTACGATTTGGTAAATTTATTGCAGTAAGAAACCCAGGTATACATTTTAAGTTACCATTTTTGGATTCAATTATTGAAACCCCTGTGATTACACAATCGGTAAACTTACCGGCTCAAACACTAACTACATTAGACGAACAAGGTATTGTATTGAAGGCAATCATTCGTTATAGAGTTAATGATGTTAAAGAATATCTGTTAGGTGTAATGCACGCAAATGATGTACTGATTGATACAACGCAGGGAATGATTAGGGATATTGTTGAAATAACAACGTGGGAAAATTTAGTAGATGTAAATTCACAAATAACAAACGAAGTGAAAGAATATGTGCAAAAGTGGGGTATCGAAGTAGAAACAATTACAATAACAGATTTGGCAATTGTAAAAACTTTTCGTATATTGGGTGATAACAATGTAAAACCTTTACCATTAAATGAAATTGGCAATGGATAAATACTATGGAAAACAAATTATAGGATTTAATGAGGAAAACAAAAGATTTATAAAACTGGAAGCAGATTGGATATTGAATATAAAAGATAATGAGGAATTAGGTAAACAAGTTCGGAATAAAATGCTCGATAAAATAAAAGAATTAGATGAGCACACCGAACAAATTAAAAAACAAATTGAATTATGAAAAAAGCAAAATGGTTTATAGCAAATAATAAACTACAAAAAAACAAAGACATCGTAAACATTTTACCATTCATTAAAGTATGGTATTCACAAAATTACTTTTTTGAAACAGGTGTATTCACACCCGCATTCGGAATAGGTGTAAGTTTCTTAAAATGGAATTACTATCTTACAATCCAAAAAGGATATTAAAATGAAAATAAAAGGTTGGGAAAAAATACAGGGATTTACATACAAAGGAATGTGTGTAGTTAATCCTATGCACAATGCAGAGGAAACTAAATATTTCGCAACTATTCTTAATTTAAATTTACCACAAAGACCGAAGTGGGAATTATCGGTATTATCACCTGCATTTAAATTCAAAGGTGATGACCATTTTAGTGTAATGATGTGGGATGAAAATAAAAACCATACTACTGCAAAAATAGATAAACAGGCTATGCGTTCCCTTTCACATTTTCGACAAACAGTCGAACAATTAATTGATAGGATGTTAAATTTACAAACTCCTAACCCGTTTTAAAATATAAACAATGCAAGATAAAATGGCACTCTATAAAGATTTAAAGGAAGTCAGAGAACAAATACTTTACTGGGAAAAATATCAGGGAGTAAATTGGCTCGGCAAATGGGCAAGGAGTGTGAGATTAGAAAGGTTGCACAAAAGATACGCAACTATTGAACGTAAAATACAAAGATTAAAAAATAAAAAAAATGATGGCTGATATTTTTGGATGGATTGGAACTGCTTTAGTTTTATTTTCCTTTACATTAAATAACATTGTAAAGTTAAGAGTAGTGAACGCAATCGGAAGTATCGCATGGATAGTTTACGGAATACAAACTCAAATAATGCCGACTATCTTTGTAAACACATGCGTATTAATAATACATTCTATTTGGTTAATTAAAAATAAAAAACAATGAGTGATTTAATTTTTGGAATAATTGTTATTTCAATTGCAGGAGTTGCACTTTATGGAGTAGTGGATATCTTAAAACAAATTAGTAAAATTAAAGACGATGAGTAAGATTTCAGTTTTTGATTGCCACGGAAAAACATACGAACAAATAAAAGACCAATTACCGAATTGGTTATTTACAGAACATAATAAGGGAAACGAATTGCAAATTGTTACAGGTAATTCGGACACAATGAAAAAAGTTGTAGGGATAATTTTAGATGAAAATTGTTTTGATTGGAGAATACCGATTAATAATAATGGAATGATTAAAATCATTTAAAATGAAAAATCAAAAGAAACAAAGAAATGAGAATTGGGACGATGAAGGGCGCCCAAAAGAAAACAAAGGAAAAAAATTAGGGTATGGTGTGTACAATGATATGCACGATAAAAAACCTAAACCAATTAAAAAGAAACCAAAGTATAAAAACGATTGGTTAAATTTAGACGAGGACGAATGAGAAGGTTACAACCAAAAATAAGAATAACAATTGAAAACCCAGGCGCAATCAATAGTTTGAATATGTGCATGAGTGGACATCACGTTGAAGTTATTTATTTAGCAGAAAGTTTCTACTATTATGAATATAAAATAACATATGACAAAGGTGCAAGTTATTTATTTAAAATAAACCGATGCAAACGGGATGATAAAAATATTGCATTGGAAGTGAGTGATTACACAGGTGCACTTACAAAAGATTTTTTAGTATCGTATCGCAAACTGAAAAACCGAAACGAATTTTTAGATTGGTTAGTTAAAAGAGCAGAGGAAAAATTTAATACAATATAACATGCTTACAATACAAAACATAACAAAGGTTTGGAAACGAGATGTGGCAGGATGGCGTATTGGTAAAATAGAAACAATGCCGGGTGCATACTTATTTCAGTTATTCAAATCCAATGGTGAAAGATTGCAAGTGAATTTAGAAAGGAATAGTATTGCAGGTGAATATGAAATGTGGCATTGGAAACCTGTAAAGGGAAATCAATACCCTGAAAGGTTAATGTTTCCTAAATATGTTTTGGACACACCTGATAAATTTATTAACGCAATGAATTTATTGTTAATGTAAAACGAAACCACAAACCACGAACCGAAGGGGCGGGGGTTGGGGTGGAGTCGTTTTAGGAAAATTTTTTGATAGTTGAATATATAAAAGTATGAAGGATGTAATTTTATTTATTGGAATGTGGATAGGTATTGCGTTAATCGGTTTGCTTATCAATCATTTCGACAAGAGTAATAAAAATATAAACGTATGAGTAAAAATCCAAACGCAGCAGTATTCGGTGGTTACAAAGAGTTTCTACTAATTGAAAGGTCGGACTTGCATGAATTAAAAGATAGGGCAAGAGAACTATTTGCTCAATCGGAAAATGATACAGCAAGTTGGCATAGAGCAGATGCAATAATGGAGTGTGTGAAATTCTTAAAGGAAAGGAATATTTATAATAGAGAATTAAAAATAAATGGATAGCAAGGATTTATATAGTAAAATAGAAACACTAATCATTCGTTGGAATAACGACGGAACACAAACTGCGGGTACACTAACGCGTGAAATAATGGAGTTAGTTGAAAAGCATCACTTACAATCCGACCCACTTGATACGGATTATATGTATAAGTGGATAACAAAACATAGTGGACGTAAATAATAAAAATATAAAATATGAAAAAAGATAATAACGAAACGTACACCCGTACCGAATTGATAATCGAATCCGTAATTGTGGGCATCGGAGTAGGTGTGGCATGCATGGTATTAACTACCGGATTTGTACTTTTATGGAATGCCGGTAAAGCAATTTGGACAACCTTAATAAAATAAATTCAGCAAATAAGAGTATAAGGTATGAAAGGGGAATGGAAAAAAAGAGCACTACAGGGAGCAGGTATAGGAATAATAACTTGGTGGGTAATAGAAACCTTTAAGCAGATAGGTAGAATGATAATCGAAATAAACCGATACTAAATGAATTGGAATAACTACGGAAGGTGGAGACACCCCGAACACTTTAAGAAAACCAATAGAACAAACCGCCTGTTAATAGTGTGTTGTATGCTACTAACTTTTTTATGTGTATGGCTGGGAATGGAAAACGAAAACTTACATAGGGAATTAAAAGAGGAAATACTGATTAAATACGAATACTCAATAGTAATAGATAGTTTAATGAGTGAAAGGGAAACTGAAATAGAGGGAATGAGACATTGGCAAGAGGAAATGGAAACCCACTACGCACCACAATATAAACAATCCAAATAAAAGAATATGAAAGGAATATTAACAACCGCAATCATTGTATTTGCTACACTTACAATCAATGCACAAACAATGGAGAAGGGATACTACAATCACCTTACACAAAACACAAAGGATAAAAGACCTAAACCCGAAAGTATAAAGTTCAAAGGGAATAAAGTAATTATCGTATGGAATAGAAAGGAATGGGAACGTGCGCAGGACTTACAACGCAGAAGAGTAGAAGGGGTGCGTAAACCAATAATGAATAAACCAAAATAAAAAGTGTGTAACGCATAAGGACTTGAGAATATCAGGTCCTTTTTTATTTGTGTATGTTAAAGAATACTATATCAAAATTAAAATACGGGTGTTAAAAAGTGGGTGAAAGTGGTAAATTGTGTTAAAGAGTGGTAAAATATGTTATGTGTCAAAATAATTTTTTACATACTAACACACTACAATAAAGTTGAAACCCAATAAAAGTATATCACAAAGAGTCCAAATATCCCACCCTTGCTTACATTGCTCCCCAATTTTTCTGTAAGGGGTGCTTGCCGGCGGAATGGTGTGAGCAGAGTAAGCAGAATGAGTGCGGCTTAGTAGTGTGAGTCGTGGTGAGTTGCGTGAAGTGAATTTATTTTTGTAAGGGCGCTAGCGCTATGCAATATAGACACACTAATGATTCCAGAAGATACGAAAAATAAATGAATTTGCCAACTATTCGATGCAATTCAACGGGAGCAAGGGTTTCCTGAATATTATTTATTTTAAAGCGTGTCCCAATTAAAAAATATCTAAAAAATAATCGGTGCAATTAATTGATTTTCAATCGGTTGCACAACTTATTGATTATCAACCGCTTATGTATGTCCTATATAATATATTATGTTAAGTAGGGAACTCGTTGTGCGTCAACACGTTAGCTCGAAAAAACGTGGAAATTTCGTATAATGGATATTATGTTAAATAGATTTTGCTAACTGGTTGATTATCAATGAGAAAAAAGTTTATTGAGTATCAACGAGTTAGCCGGTTCAGGATCTGCCTTTCTGCTAACTGGTTGATTGTCAATAAAAATTCTTTTAAAAAAGTTTGGCCGTTATAAAATTATTTCGTATCTTTACGGAGTAAAGTTCCAATATCGGACAGTATATAGTAAATTTTTATAATATGAGTAAGTTTAGTATTGAGTTTAAAGAGTCCATAAAAACAGGCTCTAATCGTTTGGGTAATTTGATTGAAAACCCTTTTAAGAATTTTTCGGCTTCAAAGTTGTCGAATAGTGTTAAACCAATGACCGTTGTCGAATATACTGACATGTTCGGTAAAGTTCACAGAATACCGGTCCGTAATAAAACCCAAATGCGTGAGGCGCAAGTTTACCTTTCTATTTTTAAGAAAGAATGTGCTACCTTAAAAAATATCATTGGTGAATATCCGATCGTGATGGGTCGTATTCCTAAAAAGTTTATGAGTGAATTTCGCTCTGACGTTAAACAAATTTACCCTAATTGTGGTGCTTCGTTTATCAACAAATTGGCTGGTTATTAATACCGGCCTTTTTCATTAAATAACCTTTTTAAAATTTGTATATGAGTAAGAAAAATAAATATAGTATTAAGAAAGTCCGCAGGACGTTAAGAATGAAATCAGAGTCTTTTGAACCGGCAACGTATGAAGTTTGGAAAGTATCTGGTCCACGTAAGTTTGTGAAATACTTTGTTACTAAAAAAGATGCCACTGCTTTCGTTAAACGTATGAATGATACTACAATGAGTATCGAAGTAGTAACTAATTTGTTAAAAGAAATTAATAGTAAATAATATGGGTACACACATTACCATTTTTGAATTGATTGTTATTTCAATTGGTTCAATTTTCAGTTACGCCTTTATTAAGGCATTTTATGAAACCTACATTAAAAAAAGTAAATAACACTATATGCGTAAGAAAAGGTCAGATAGAAACCACGTTATATACGAAATTGTAAACACATCAAACGGCAAATCGTATTTGGGTGTTACTGCATGTATCGGTAGACGTGTACACTATTCGGCTCACCTGCGTTTCTTAAAACATCAGAGTAGAGCCCGACGTGAACAAAAAGAATGGGCGCTCTATGTAGATATGCGTGAGAATGACCCGACTGTTTACGAATTGTTTATTGTAGACGTTGTGCGTGGTAAAGCAATGGCGCACAAATTAGAAACCCAATTGCTTAAAGAATTTAATTACGAACTAAATAGTACACATTAATATGAGTAAGAGTAAAGTGAAAACCCTGAAGGGATTGAAACGTGGTTATGTTGCAACCCTTAAAACAAAGATATTTAATTTTGGTGAAGGTCGCCATAAGTACGAAGTGTATGAAGTGACCGGTAAGAACATTGATAAACCACGTTACTTTGTGGACGAGGATAGTGTGAGAATGTTTGTGACTTCAGTAGATACCGAAGCAAGCTTGGATAAAGCATTTACTAATGCAGTTAAACGTGCATCCACAAAGAGTGAACGTAAGGAAATGCAAGCAGCTAAGGAGTTAAGTGAATTGGTTCCTGATTTGGAAACAATTGTGCCGGCAGCATTGAGAGATGCGCAAGCAAAGAGACCGGAAGATACCGATAAGTAATTTTTAAACATTTAAATTTAGGATATGAGTAAGCAAAGTGCTACCCCGAAGACAGTTAATGAGGTGATTGATATCATTAACAATTCTCCTGCAAGTATGTTCACAAAGAGTGACGTAATTGCATTAGTTAAATCAATCGAAACGGACCAACGTACATCAGCATTTAGTGACGAGCAAGTTGAGGAATTAGTTGAACATATCCGACATGAAATGTATGTAGGTATTGATGAGTCGGACCTGTACGATAAAGAAAGTGCTCAATTCGAAATCGAAGATGGCAACACAATCGTATTGACTGATATTGATATTGATACGGACTACACAATTGACGTAGCTGTACAGGCTACCCGTGATTGGTTCGAAAAGCATGTACTATAATAGTGTGTGATTCATATAAGGGGCCGGCGTGGTAAACCGGTCCCACTTTTTTAAACAATTAAATGAAATATAAATGAGCAAGACATCATTTCAAATGGAATCAAATGGTAGTATTCTTAATTCGCGTGACTATGTATTATCAGTTACATTAACTCACCAATATGACCCTACTGCTATCGAAGCAGGTAGACCTTTCGCCAAAAGTGCTATAACAAAGGCTTATAAGCAAATGAAGACTTTAAGAAAAGTGAAAACAAATATAGAAAGCTTCACTAACTATGTTAATACAGTACCCACCGGTAAAACTCGTGGACGTTGGGACAAGTTTGTAATGAATGGTGAAATAGATACCATCAAGCGAATGCTTACTAAATAAATTTGGCAATATCGAAAAGTTTTCGTATATTGTATAACAATCGTGAAAGAAACCATAGTAAACCGACCCCACTATGGCGGACTTCAATAATTAATAATCAAGTGGGTCAAAACAGTTTTTTTATGGCTAAGACAATTAAGTCAAAAGTTGAGTATCAGGTAACAGAATTAGTGAACAACCTTAACGAAGCAGCAACTGCTCAAAGTGAGCAAAAGCGTGACTTCTTCACTACAAAGGCTCTTTACAACGCAAAGCGTTTGAGCACATTCGTAAGTAAAGCTAAAATCGGTGCGATGGCAATTGCTATCACATTGGGTATGGTAGCTTGTGGTAATCCAGCTTCTACTGAAGCAACCGCAACTGACTCTACAAAGGTAGATAGTTCAGTAGTAGCAGTTGATACAACTGCAGCAGTATCTGCGGATACTACTTCAATCGCGAAGTAATCTAATTGGCGTGTAGCTTTGTTTCATAGTAGGTTATTCTCAAACTAAACTACTCGAGTTACTGACTACCGCCATACTTTATAGCATAGCGTGGGTTCGACTCCCACTCTATGCTCTACAATGTTAGAATTGCATCTCGATTCTTACTCAATGGTTATTCTCCGATTTACTTTACAACTAAAGCAGTACTAACGTATAGACCGGTGCACGAGAGCGCCGGTCTTTTTTATTTAAACTAATAAAATGAAATGATACACTTAAACACCCCGATAGAACGACTCGGACGAGAGCCGACAGTTCGTATCGCAAATATGGCATTACGCTGGTGCAGACGAGAGTTTGGTACTAATAACAGAAAAAAATATGAACCTGTTTGGTCCATAGTGAAAGGTTTTGAGCCTGATGTGTGTGGGCAGTATGATGATACCGATAATGAGGTCTACATATTTTGGGACCAATGTAAGGACGTCAGAGAGCTCATTGCAACATGCATACACGAATGGACACATCAATTACAACCAATAACAACTAAATACTACAAATACCCTGGCTCATATAGCAGGAACCCGTACGAGAGGCAAGCTCGATATAAAGAAAAAAAATACACCCCGATATTGTGGGATTCAATTAAAGACAAAGTGAATGGAACACGTAATGGAAATACTACGACACGCTGAAGTAGTCCTAATGAAAAAGATTAAAGCAATGAAAGATGGTAAACCTAAATATGCCGCAAGTGAAAGGTTGAATGAAATACGTCACGCTATGGCCATATTGAAGGCGCATGGTGAATTGGACGAGATGTTTGCAGAGAATGAAGATGCTATATTGGCAGAGCAGTTTGTACAACATCCCCCGAAAGCAAAAGCATAATTCATTTCGGACACCCTTACAAAATTAAATTCAGCAAAGAGTATGAATACAATAGACAATATAACAATAGAGAGACTAGATACCATAGAGAGAGAACGTAATACTACTATGGCAGATAAGGACTTTATACAATGGTGTAAGGATATGAAGATAGGTGTACTATATCATAATAGAGAAGGTATTAACAATGCTAACTCAATGATGGCACAATGGTCCGCACCACTATCCGAAGGCGAGAAGATGTGGCCTGAATGGATACGTCGAATGTATTAAGCGCTAATTACTCATATACAATAGTGAACGAACATAAACCGTTCACGCCCCGCAGCGATTAACTTCGTTGCGGGTTTTTCATGCTCATTCGCTGTCACTATCACTGCTAACTGAATTTCATGTAACTGGGAAAATCGGCGTGTTGCATAACCCGGTCGGATACGCTTAAATACCGAGCCCGGTTTTTTCCTCTAGGGAACCTTTTTGATACATGAGTTGACACTCACATATAGGATTGTGGAAAAATATATTTACCTAAATACTAAAGAAAAATGTAAAAAGTATAATAGTTATAAAAGACAGCAGCAGCAAACAGCAGTAGAAGCAAATAAAGCAAGACAGTAAATAGTAGCAGTAAGACAGTAAACACTTTTACCAATTTCCTTTATACTTATTAATACGAATTCGAATATCAGTTGACTGAATGGTTATATATTAATTAACCCTAAACTGAAAGAAAATGGCAGTATTAGATTTCGTTTTAAACTTACAATTCGCTGTAGGTTTAATCGTAGGTTGGAAAGTTCTTCCGTACCTAATCAACTTCGGAAAAAAGTTTATTAACAAATAACAACAGAGACCCCACCAAAAGTGGGGTTTTCTTTTTTCAGATATTTATTAGTGTATGTTACCAGAGAAAATATATCAAAAAGCATCATTAGAATTTGGAGTACCAGTAGGTGTTGCAAAGATAATGGGTTATAAGAAAAAGAAAGACCATATTGAAGAAATCACGAGTGAAAGTTACAAACAATTATCAAACGATTTGGATGTTAATTGGATTATAGCAGATTGTGTAATTGATGGTACATATAAGAAATTACAAAGGGAAGTTTACAGGCTCAAATCCACAAACAAGCGCCTTAAATCCGAATTAAGTATATATAAAAGAGCATATAAGAATATAAATGGCGAAACTAATACCAATATCTCAAAACCCGCAAAGGTACACCCAAATAGATAGGGGTTGGCAAATCTCTGCTTCACCTAATATCCCTTCCGTATTTCTTCAAAAGGGTGAGGTATTAGATAATGTAGTGAGTACACCAGATTTAGAAGTAGATGGAGTTATCATAAAGATTGTAGATGGTGAAACCGTTACACATTTGGTATCACCGCGAACCCTTACAGCATTGAGTGATTCTCAAAACCCACATTATAGTATAGAATCAGCGGGTTCTATCGAAGTGAAAGGTAAGCCAGTTGGGATGGGTAATTCCGTAAAGGTTATTAAGGTAGATGTAGATAAACTTAAAGAAAGAGCAGAGGAATTGGATGTACAAAACCGTAAAGCGGGTGTAGCATTCGTTAATTATGTATATGAAGGAGATAATGCGGACGGAACGAACATCCCCTTAAACCTACTCAAACAAATTAATTATACCCTTAATTCAGATATAGGTAGACCAGATGATAAATTTGGTATTAACTTATTAGATTTAGGTGATGCTGATAAGATATATAATATAACACAACTAAATACACAAACACGTCAGTCCGATGGTACATTAGATAAAGCCAAGTTAGAAACTGCTCTAAAAGAATTAAATGGTCGTCTGGCTATAATGCAAGAGGATTTCAATATGATTAAGGATGTATTCTATAATGGTACATTCCCTGAATCCCAATTAACTTCCGATTTCGTTCAAGTAGCACAAACGGTGTCCGAAGAAGATGAATTCCCTACCGTATTTAAGTACTCTCGTATCCTTGCTGTCGAACCTACTCCGAACACTACTCCACCTACTCCATCAAATGGTGGCCCGGCTACCGGCACAACGGGAGGGGAAGAAGGTACTCCACCGCCGTCTGGCCAACCGACAACTACAACACCTCCGGTAATACAATTAAGGTTGAGAAAGAAAAGAGGACCGGGTAAAAACAATATACCTGTATATGAAGGGGACCCAACTGTGGAAGCAAAGGGAGCAAGAAAACGTGTAATCAAAGAAGGTAATACGTTTTGGGGATATTTCCACAAAGATTGGGAGCACGGACAAAAGATATGGGCGGTATATGAAGCGGATAAAACTACCCTCGTTGGATGGGGTATTGCGGATAGAAATGATTATTGTGACCCGGTATAATATGTTATGGAAAGAAAATTAGACCCACATACGGAAAAATGGATTGGATTCTTGGAAGGATTCGGTGTTGCTATGAGGATATTCTCTTTTGGTATGTTATCGATACTTAATGAGGATACTCCGTTTCTACTTATGTGGATTATTAATACGATTGATGCCGCACTTCTAACGTGGTGTGCATGGCAAAGGGGTAATAGAGCGTATATCGCACTAAATATATTTTGGTTAATCGTAGGTGCTGTGGGCATCTTTAATACTTGGAACTATGGAATTGGAGGAAATAAATCACACTAAATCACCTTTGGATTGGATAGGTGATGTTATAACCGTTCTAATGTTGCTTCCTGTTGCTTTAATCATGTCCATTTTGGTTGGTGGATACTTTGTACTAAAATTCCCTATATGGTGGTTAAATAAGAAGATAAAGGGTTTAAAACGTAATTCTATCAATAGAGATAACAAAAATTTTCTTTAAAAACGACCTCCCCCCAACCCCACCCCTTAAAAGTTATTATATGTTTATATACTCAAATGGATGTTCAATAAGTTCTGGTTATGGGATTGAAACGCATTATACTGAAATACTTGCTGATTCCCTAAAGTCAGGCTGGATGAATGATGCCCGACCTTCAGTTGGTAATGATTGGATATTTCACAAATCATTAGAAAGTTTGATAAATTTAAAACCTGTACCGGATTTGGTAATAATACAATGGAGTTCACCATATAGACGAGTTCACCAATGCGTTGATAATAAAGAATGGTATGTGACAGTAAGTGACCATACTAATTTAAATCCAAAATTAGAACCTATGGCATCTAAACACACATTGCATTACATATATTGTATACAAGAGTTTCTAATTAAAATGGGATATCCCTACTTATTTATTGATTATTTTGGGTTAGATGATTCTGTAAAAAAATTAAATATTTATAATAAAGTTGATTGGAATAAATTTTTGTATTTTGATAGGTTGAGTATGATAAAAGCCGGATTTGTATGGGATGATTTTGGCCATCCAAATATAAAAGGTTGTTCACATATGGCAAGGGAAATAATAAAAAAATTAAACTTAATTCCGATAAATACGATACCAGAACCGATTACAAAGATTATTTAATTTAATATACTTATAGTAAACAAATAGATAAAAATGAGAGCAGTACTAACAGGAACAGATTTTGTAAGAGATACTGATGGTTCATTCAAAGCCATAGAAACTAATACCAATATACATCCGGCAGTGGATTTGAGATATTACTTTGATGTTAATGTGTTAGAGCAAATAGTTGCAGGAACCCAAATAAATGAAGTACACCTAATCAATAAAAGAAATTTAAGAGGTGGATATGTTTCGGAAATAGAATTAACTCCGGAATCAGAAAATACAATTTCAGGAAGTTCAATTGATGATAATAACCGAAAGATGTTTTCACAAATGATAGAATATTATTGTCAATCTAAAGGATTTACGTTTAACAATATCGTATTAGATGCGAATTCAATGACCATTCCTTATATTGAAGATTCGGACAATAAATTGATTATCCGTATAGCATATGATGTTACCGCATTAATAGATGATACCTACGCAAGAGATAATTGGGAATTTCTTAAATTAATGCATGATTCAAACCCAACATCTATTCCAGCTACATATATCAATGATTCGGAATTAGGATTTGATTCTATTGGAACAACTTTAAGAGATAATGGTGTCCATCCTAACTATATGATTAAGAAAAGAATAACCCCTGCCGATAATCATATACATCCAAAATTATATAAAATAAATACAATAGAAGAATTGAATGTTTTAAAAAGTGGATTAGCAGATGATGAATATATTCAAGAGTACATATTAAATGATTCCGATTTATTAGACGGTAAACTAACACATTATAGAAGTGTTGATTTAGTCTATGGTTCAAATTTAGATGTTTTAAATCTATGGTCCGTACAGTTTTCTAATGCATTTGATTTGGATAACATATGTGATTTAGATGATGATAATAAAATACCTATTTGGGAAAGACCTAAATATTTTTACAAATACAATAATGGTGAAAAAGCACCAAAAGTATCTGCCGATACAAGTACGAAGGTATTTTTACCAGATAATACATTAACACTATTATCATCATTAAATCAAAACGATACGGTAAAATCTATTACAATACCTGATTTACCTATGGTCGAAAACACCGTAAATTTACAAAATTGGTCAGGATCATTTACTAATTTGATAAACAATTTTGAAGTAAGTTCATCTCAATTAACAAACATAGTAAAAAGAGAAAATTACGTTGGATTTTTCTGGAACATAGAATGTGAGGGTGGAACTAAATTTTCAGATGTTAGTCATGCTATGATTTTGAAAAAAGAATTAGAAAGTGGTAGTTCATCGGATTATGTTGTGAAATTTACACAATATATGGATTTAAAACCAAATGATACACTTATACTATTTGATTCACAAACAAATTCTTTAATAGAAAAAACTATTCAAACAATAACATACTCATATGATGAAATAGAAGTTTATGCTGTAAATTTTGAAGAATTAGACCTATTCCTAACTTCGGAAGAGGGTGGATTGAGATATGGTTTATTAACTCACAACTATACGTTTGATTGTAAATCAATTACCGCAAACTGTATATTTTGTTATGAATGTGGAAATGGTTCCGGTGCAAGCTGGGCAAATGTAGAATGTTGTAGATGTGGTGCACCTGGATATCCACCATGCATAGCCGGTTCATTTTATTGTAATGCATATCCATGTGGTGAATTTCCTGTACCAAGTATATGCCAAAGTGCAGGATATTGTAACTATGTTAAATCGGATATCGCTCATAAAGAAAATATAAAATTGATTGGTAAATCAAATGGTGGTATAAATATTTATCAATATACCTATAAGGGAGAAGATGGATTATATGAAGGTGTTATGGGTAATGAATTGATAGGAACAGCATTTGAACATGCTTTAATGATAAACCCAGAAGATGGTTTATTAATGGTAGATTATAATAAAATAGATGTTCAATTTAAAAAAATAAATTAATATGGCAACTGAAAATAATAAAAATAGAGTTTGGACTTCAGAAAATCAATTTAAAAGAAGAAGAAAAAAAGTAACCGAATCTCCTAAAAAAATTGCATTGAATACAATTGTAAATCAGTTTATTACAGCATTGAAAGCAAAACATATGTAATTAATTTTTTGGTTATGGATTTGGGTATTAAAAAAATAATAAGTGGGTTAGTTAAAGACCCATCCAAAATAGTTACAATAGCAGATGCATGGATTACAGCATCCAATCCTACAAAATTTCAAAAAGAATTGGCTGAGGCTAGGTGGAACATCTGTATTCAATGTCCAGAGTTTCGTGCGCAAAGAGATGTGACGGGCGACCCATATTGCAATGATTGTGGATGTCCACTAAAGAAAAAAATATTTACAAAAACATTTAATGAGTGTCCATTGGGTAAATGGAAAGAAGTTGATGATGAGTTATGGTCTTCAACTCAAAAAAATAAAAAAACACTTTTGTAAATTCAATTATTTTTAGTATATTAGGTTATGATGTTAATTGAAAATGATATTGTATTTATATCAATTCCCAAATGCGCCAGTATTTCTGTACATTTAGCATTTGAAAAAGCAGATTTAAAAATAGAACCAACATTTAAAGATGATGCAAATGATTTATTTGGTAACGGATATGTAATGCCATCAATTCACGGTAAAGAAGTCACATACACAAAAATAAAAACACACAGACATCAATCTATTTCTGAAGTGTATACTTTTTTAGGTAGTAAAGTAAATACTATAACAATAAAAAGAGATTACTGTAAACGATTTTTGAGTGGAGTTTATTATATATTTGGACACTGGGTAAAGGAAGCATATGGATTAAGTTACATTCCAAATAAAATAACAAATGATTTTATTTACGAATATTTTACAGATGAAATAATAGATTGTATAAAATCTATGATACAAAATGATAAAAATTTTGAATTTGATAAAAAAATGAAATCAAAAATAATAGTACCATTGATAGAAAAATATTCAATGAATTATAATAAAAAATATATCATAGAAAATATGATGAAAGATAACATTTATATTAATTGGAGAGTATTTGATTCACAAGAAGCATGGAAAAGTGGATACAAACCAACTTATGAATTTGATATATACGAACTATATAAATTTGAAGAATTAATAAAAAGTAAATATGATACGGATATAAAAATAGGAAAAGACAATCAAATAAATTATGCATATCCACAAATGGATATAAAAGAGGACCAGAAATTAAGGGATTGGATATGGAATAAATTTGAAAAAAGTTATTTTACTAAAAAACTATTTTAATGATTAAAATATACATACACCATTTTTATTCTCGTTCTTTATTTTTAAAGTTATTTCATAATACAATAAATCGAGTATCTAATATAAAAAACAACATTGGTACTATTTTATGTGATTACAATGATAAAAAATTTGAATTAGTTTTCAATCCAGAATTACACGATGCCGAAGATGGATATCATTTGATAGATTTTTTAACAATAAATTATCAAATGTTTGATTGGAAAGATTATACTGAAATAGATTGTATAAACAAAGAAAAAGGATTAACGGCACATAGGGGTGGTGGCCAATTTGGTGTTAATGATATTCCAATAATGAAATGGTTAGCTGATAACGTTCAAAATAGAAAAGGTTGGTTAATTTCTATTATGAGAACAGAAAAAAGTTTTATAGAAGCAGAAATGCTAAAATATGCACCCGTAAAGGATTTAGAATATCAAATTAGAAGATTAAAAAACCATTGGATATTTAGTGATAATTTTTTTATTGATAAATCGGTAGAATCGATACATTATCCAAATCATAATTTCATAGCTACAAATACAATGTTTCAATGGAATGAATTACTTTCAATACGTTGGTATTATGAATTTGCAAACATTTTCGAAAAATTAAATCAACCATATAAATTATGTTTTTCCGTTAGAAATCATAAAAAAAATAGAATAGATATAATAGATGATATCGCAAAGCTGAACAATAAAGAAATTTATTTAAGTAGAACAGATAATTGTCAAAATATAGATTATGATGTAAATTCAACTCAAATAAAAAACAATAAAAATATAAATTTAAATAAATGGGGCACGGATAATTGGGATGATATTTCTTATATAGAAAATATAGAACACTATTTAGAATATATGATGCGAATATTACCACAGGCCAAAATGCACATATTAAGTGAATCATGGGATTGGTTGCCTGTTCAATATGCTTCAAATTATTTGTCAGAAAAAACTTATGGATTTGTTTTAGGTAAAATACCATTTATATCTACTCACACATATCCGTATGAAATTTTAAAAGAAATAACAGGAATAGAGGAACATCCATTTTACAAAGAAGCTATTGAGTACAGAGGGAAGAATGATAAATTTGTTCAATTTGTAAAAAAATTTATGGAAAATTATGAAGAAAATTATACACTATGTAAACTATGGACAGATAAAGTCCATTCTTTATTAATAGAAAAAATCTATAAAGAAAATTCTTTTTTAGATTTATTATTACAGGGTGTTATCCTAAAAAATAGTAAAGATATAAAAAAGTTAATATAAAATGGTTAAGTATATTGATAATATTTTAGATAAAAATGATATAGAACATCTTAATAAGTTTTGCAAATCTATTGATGATGCTACGTTAATGGAACCCGTTTCTGGTAGAAGTTCCTACAAAAGAACGCCAATTAATTTAAAGAAAGAAATTATAGAAAATATATTAAATATTATCAAAAATAACTATGGTATAAAATGTAAACATACGGCTAGTTGGATAAATGTTGTTGATAATAGAGGAAATAAAGAAGATGCATTCCATTACGATGTGGCCGATTTTTCATTAATAATGTATTTAAACGATGATTACGTTGGTGGTGAGCTAGAGTATATAAACTCTAATATTGTAGAAGATATAAAAAAATATAAACCCATAACCAACAGCGCAGTCCTAATCTCAAAAAATGTACTACATAGAGTTTTACCCGTTACAATTGGAAAAAGATATAGTATGGTAATGTTTTTTGATTTTGATAAAGATTTTGCAAAAGAAAAAAGTCTTATATAATGGAAAATTTTAAAATATCACATAATAAAAAAATAAAAGAATCTCAACTTAAAATAAAAAAAATAAGTAATTCAATATCAAATTCCGATTTATTAGAATTTACCAAACTAATAGATTTTTTTAATTTGGAATATAAATGGCCGGAGATGTTTACAATACAGGATGTAAATAAAAGAATTGAAAATAAAGAAACGGCATTTTTATTATATTACAAAAACACATCAATTGGATATGTTTGGTTTAAAAAAATTAATGAAAATGATTGTTTTGGATATAATTTGTATGTTACAAAAAAAGAAAAAAGGCCAGCATTTAGTCCGTATTGGTTTTACAAAAACGTAACAGATTATATGCTAATAGATTATGATACTATACACGTAGAAGTAAATGAGTGGAATTATGCAATTATTGATATAATAAAAAGTATTGGTTATTACAAATAATATGAAAGAGTATAAAGTATATGATGATATTTTGAATAAAGAATCTTTAAAAACCTTACAAGAATACTTTTTAAAAGGACAAGATGAATTAGAATGGTTTTATTTAGAAAAAATAGTAGGTTCTAAAGGTGAAAGGTTTTTTAAATCTCCATCATTAATTGAAACAAAAGTTGGTGCTGGTTTTGTTATATCAATCCCAAGTGAAAACATACAGATTGATAAAAAAATATTATCAATTATCGATGAAATAAAAAGTTGTGTAGAACAAAAGACTAGTAAAAAATACGTTTATACATTGAGAACTAAAATAAATTTAACAAAAGCACAAACCTTTACCGATACCGATATTATTAATGCAATCCATCTAGATAGACAAACCGAACATACCTCTTATATATTTTATATTAATACAAATAATGGATATACTTTGTTATATAACGATGATAAAACCGAAATACTTCAAAAAGTAGATTGTGTTGAAAACAGAATTTTGATATTTGATGGATTAATACCTCACGCCGGTGTTCCATCAAAAAACGAAGATAAATGCGTTATAAACTGCAACTTAATAGAAAAAACAATAAATACAAAACTCATATGATTAATTATTTTACAATAAAAGAATTTCTATCAATAGATGAATGTAATAAAATTTTAAACTTTTCTTTAAAAAATTTAGATTTAAAACCCGGAAAGATAATGAACGATGTGATAGATGAAAATTATAGAAAGTCATCTATTTCTTTTGCAAATTATGATAATATTTTTCCATTTTTAAAAGCAAGATTAGTAGAAAAAATTTCAGAAAAAATAAAATTAAAAGGTTACGAAATAAATTTTGATGGTGCACCATTTCAGTTTACGGAATATAAAGTTGGTGAATATTATAACTGGCATACCGATTCTTCGCCAGAGGGTGAATATGCTAAAAGATATTGTTCAATAGTTATTCAATTAAACACCGATTATACAGGCGGAGATTTACAAATGAAAATTGATGAAATAGAAGGTATTACAACATTTGAAAACGGAATCGGGAATTTATTTGTTTTTTTATCTGATATTAATCATAGAGTTAGCCCAGTAGAATCTGGTATAAGATATTCTCTGGTTAGTTGGTTTAATTTAAAACCTATTAATAATTACAAAAAAACACTTATATAATGGATAATTCAAAATTATCTAAAAATTTTGTAAGTTGGATTACACAAAACGATTTTAAAAATAATGTAATTATAGAAATCGGTTCAGGGTATTCTACTTTATTTTTTTCAAAGCATTTTAAATTTGTTTATTCTTTTGAAGATAATGTTGAGTGGTTTTTAAAAATAGATTCTTTATTAAAAGATAAAATAATCTCTAATGTAAAATTATCAATGTTTGATAAATCTATTTTACAAAATAAAGAATTTATAGAATTAATTAAGTCAGCTGATATTTTTTTAATAGATAATAATCCGACACACATATCAAGAAGTATTTTTGCTAAACTAATAGATGAATATAAAAAAAATGATTCAATTATAGTTTTGGATAATGGTACTTGGAATGTTGATGCATATAGGTTCTTACGAGAGAATTACTATTGTACAGATTTTCCATACGAAAGAGAAGATGGTACAGCGACAGAAACATCGGTATTTTTTAAAAAAATAGAAACAAAAAATAAATCTAAAATAATTTAATAAAATGTTCAACGAATATATAGAAAACTTTATATCATTAGATGAATGTACCGAACTTATTAATTTTGGGTTATCTTGTAATTTGATTGATATGCAATCAACATCATTTGATAATGGGGGAAATCCGTTAAAAAATCATAATTCAAATTTCTTAAAAAGAAAAGGATATTATTTCACAAATAAAGAAAAACACCAAAAAACAATTAAAAATTTATCATCGAAGATAATAGAAATATCAAATAAATTATCGCCATTTAAATCAACACTATATACCGTGTGCGATAAGTATACATTTAACAAATATGGTAGTGGTGATTTTTTAAAATGGCATTCTGATATGCAAGAAATAAAAAATGCAGGAACAATAACTATTATTCTACAATTAAATGATGATTACATAGGGGGGGATATAAAATATAAAATAAATAATATAGAGTATGTTGTTCCTAAAAAAGCAGGTAGTATATTTGTATTTGATTGTAATGTACCACACATGATTGAAGAAGTAGAATCGGGCAGTAGATACTCAATAAATGCCTGGCCATCACATAAAAAGATTATAACAATTATTTGATAATTTCGAATATTTTTCGTATATTAGAGTATTATAAAGTTAAACTCTAAATTATGAAACAAAAAACAGAACAGCAGTTAAGAGAAAACTACGAAAAGTTCATTCAAATTCTTAAAAAGTATTTTACAGGTGAAAGATTAGAAAAATTACTATTCATGTATTCCGATGGTGAATTGGGTGGTAATTTAATTATATCGCCAGCAAGTGGAAATGCGGGATATCATAATGCATATCCAGGTGGTTATATAGACCACATATTTAATGTATGTAAAAACGCGTTAAAAGTAAAAGAGATGTTTATATCGCTTGGAGGAAAAGTAGATTTTACAGATGAAGAATTAATATTTACAGCACTGCATCACGATTTAGGTAAATTAGGTACAAAAGAAAATTTACATTATTTACCAAACGATTCCGAATGGCACGTAAAAAACAGAGGAGACTATTATAAGAAAAATACAGCCGATTCTTTTATGACTCTTACAGATAGAACTTTTTTTACATTACAACAATATGGAATAGCTTATTCCGAAGCTGAATATTTTGGAATGAAGCTTACGGATGGTTTATATGATGATGATAATAAAAAATATCTTATAGCATTTGACCCTAATAAACGTATGAGATATAAACTTCCATACATTATGCATTGGGCAGACCATATGTCTACTGTAATTGAGTCGCAAGATAATGAAATGTTCTGACAATTTGTCATTAAAAATACTTTGGTATAATAATTGAAATATATAACGTATTATTAACCAAAAAAATTAAAATTATGTATTACACAAATTTCGACAAGGTTTTTGATTCATTATTTGAAACTACTTCTCCAATTTGGAAAAATCATTCAACTACATTTGTACCATCTAAATTTGCAGTTGAAGTAAAAGATGATAAAGCATTCATCGCTCTATCCGTTTTAGGTCACGACCCTAAAAGTGTAGAGATTAATTGTTATGAAGATAAAATTGAAGTGGTAGCTAAAAAGGAAAGTAAAGATGAAAAAACAGCAGTAGACCAATTGATTGCAAACATTAATGAAACAATTACATTGGGTAAGGATTTGGACGGTAGAAATGCAAAAGCAGAAATTAAAAATGGTATCTTATCAATCGTAGTAGAAAGAAAAGAAGAGTCCAAACCAAAAAAATTAACCATAAAAGTTGGTTAATTCAGTTATTTTTCGTAGATTAAAGGGGTAAGGTCTTATGATTTTACCCTTTTTTTATTTAAAAAATATTTATTAGTATGATATATAATGAAAAAATACAAACGCTTTTAGATTCATTAGAAGGTAAATTGCGTATTTTAAAGAATGTAGCAAATGGTGCACAACAATTATCACCATCCGATGTTAATCAAACAATTGATGATGCTCAAAAAATTGTAGAGCGTGTTTCTGAATTAGTAAGAATTAATAGATAATGAATTGGCTTAAGATTTTAGTCGGAATTTCCGCACTAATTATCGCTGGTTGTGCGGCATACTTCTCTGTGACGGGGTTGGGTGTACTATTTGCCGGAGCATCACTTTCGGTGATGATAATGGCATCTGCATTGGAATTGGCAAAGTTAGTTGCGGCTACTTATTTGAAGCAAAAATGGGATGAAATTAGTGGATTTAATAAGTGGTACATAACGATTTCCGTTGGCGTATTGATGTTAATCACATCTGCCGGTATTTTTGGTTACCTTTCTAATGCATTCCAACAACAAAATATACAACTCCTACAAATAGAAAGAGAAATTGCCGTTTTTGATACAAAAATTAAGCAAAATGAGAGTGAAATTGCTCGTTATACTACTCAATTAACTAATCAACAAAACATCCGTAACTCACAAAAATCAAATCTTTCCAAACAAATTGATAAAAACGTATCTACATCACGAGTTTCTCAAATGATTCGTAATGCCGATAAAGAAATTACTACAATTTCAGCAAAAATCAATAAATTAACCGAAGAAAACAACAAAAATTACGAAGAAATTAATAAAATTAAGAATGCAAACATTGATATAGAGAAAGAAGTGGGTGGATTTCGATTTGTTGCAGAAGCATTTAACGTAGAATTAGCACAAGTAGTGGTTGCTTTAATTATCGCTTTTAACGGATTAATTTCTGATAAAAAGCGTAAACAAAAGGAAGCTCTGATAGAAATGATGGAAAATGATGAAAAATTGGGGTTATATGAGGTATATGGCGATAAAAAAGAGGATATAGTGGAAAATATTTCACAAAATACTGAAGATAGTGGAAAAAATTCATCAATTGAAGAGGAAGTGCCTGTTATAGTAGAAAATAATTTAAGAATTCCGATAGATTTAGATGGTGATGGTAATATTGATGGTTATGATACCGATGGGGATGGAATGATAGATGAGTGGGTTCCAAAAACATCAATGAGAGGAAGAGAAATTAGAAATAAATTACCATATTACGCAAGAACTGATTTTGATTGGGATAATAAAGCAAATTGGATAAATGACCAAAATGCTGTGAACTATTGGTTGAAGTATAAGAAATCACAGCAAGATGATTTAATTAAAACTTACTAATAATTTTGTATTTTAAGTTATTTTTCGTATATTACATTCTATGAATATAGGATATGCATGTATTAATATGAGTATGGGTAAGCAGGTTTCTACAAACCGTGCTATGATTAAAAAAACCTTTGAAGCTAAGGGATTAGATTATGTTTCCGAACTTGCACTTAAAAATGCATCGGATATTATCAAAATATTGGAGTGGAATAGGCTAAATGGTATCTATTTCTTCCGATTATCTTCTGCAATCATTCCGTGGGGTGACCATATTGATTTGACTCAACTCAAAGATTACAAAGAAATTAAGAGAGAACTCAAAAAAGCAGGTGATTTTGCTAAATTTCACAATATGCGTATAAATTCGCATCCTGGTCCGTTTTGTGTACTTACTTCACCAAATGAAACCGTTGTAAACAATACGATTGCGGATTTGGAACTACATGGTAAGATATTTGATATGATGGGGTTATCTAAAACACCATACAATAACATTAATATTCATTGTAATGGGGTTTACGGAGATAAACAGAGTGCAATGGATAGATTTATCACCAACTTTAATAAGTGTTCTAATTCGGTTAAAAAGAGGCTTACAATTGAGAATGATGATAAGGGTTCTATGTACTCTGTTAAGGATTTAATGTATATTCATCAAAAGACCGGTATTCCGATTGTATTTGATTATCATCACCACCAATTTTGTACAGGTGACCTTTCAGAAGAACAAGCACTCAAACTTGCAGCAACTACTTGGCCTAAAGGTATTACGCAAGAAGTTCATTATTCCGAATCAAAAGCATTGCACGAAAATAATCCAAAGGAAAAACCACAAGCTCACTCATTATACATTAATCAATTACCAAATACATACGGATTGGATATTGATATTATGGTTGAAGCAAAAGCAAAAGAATTAGCAATTTTAAAATTTATATAATATGAAAAAATACGCATTATACATTGGCAGATGGCAAACATGGCATGCCGGACATGAATGGTTGATTAATCAGCAACTAAATAAGGGTAAAAATGTTTGGGTAGCAATTAGAGATGTAGAAGTTGATGAAAATAATCCAAAAACCGCACAACAAGTCCTAATAGATTTATCAAAAGAAAAATTCTTTATTGAAAATTCAGATAAAATTCTTATTAGTATCATCCCTGATATTGAAAGTGTAAACTATGGTAGAGGTGTTGGATATGAAGTTATTAACCACCCACCACCAGCTGATATTGAAATGATTAGTGGAACAAAGATTAGAGAAGGTTATATGGATACAAACGGAGATGTTATAGAGTATGCCACTAGTTAAAAGACATATAGTAAAAAGTATTAGTTATCGTTTTATTGGAACTATAACTACAATTATACTCACTCTATTTGCTGGCCTACCCATAAAATGGGCAGGAATGGTAGGATTGGGTGAATTAATAATAAAACCAATCATTTACTTTCTACATGAAAGAATTTGGTATAAATTTATAAAATACGGATTAAAAAAACAACAATGAAATTAGTAGTTGACAAAAACAGCAAAGGATTTGAAACAAAAGAATTTAGAGAATATCTAAAAACACCATGTCCTAAAACAGAAATTACACAACAAGAAGCAGACCAATTAAGAGAACAATTAGAACAAGGATTAAAACAACATCCTGGTTTGGGAATATCAGCAACTCAATTGGGTATTAAAAAAAGAGCATGTTTAATTCAATTTGGTGATGAAGATTTATTCCTATTAAACCCTGTTATTAAAGAAAAATCTAATGAGGGATTTCTTTTTTATGAAGGATGTCTTTCAATTCCAAGAACAATAGAAAAACCAATCAGAACAATCAGAGCCTGTAAAGTTGTAGTTGATACAGATAATATGGGTGAAATGACATTTGAGATTAATCCAGAAGGTGATAGACAGGGTGAGCAGGTTTCAAAAGAGACAATGATGACCGTAATTGTTCAACATGAAATTGACCATTTGGATGGTTTTACAATTAAAGATAGAGTTTATACTACAACGGTTGTTAATAAACAAACATATGGTAGAAATGATAAAGTTGTAATGAAATCACCAGATGGAGATATGGTTGAGGTTAAATACAAAAAAGCAAACGATTATTTTTTAAAAGGATATGAAATAGTATAATTATGAAAATAACTTTATTTATAATTTTTGTATTACTTGGAGTTTGTATTTATGTTATTTTTAACTTACTAAAAAAGTTAGAAAAATATGAAGACCAATTTGAAGAATATCAAAAATTTATCGAAACGGAAACAAACAGAAACGAAGCATTACTGGAAGCATTAAGACAAATTGATAATCGTCAAATGTTTGAGAAAGATGATGATGTAGGTTCTATATTTTATCAAATAAAAGAAACTATTGAAAGATTTAAAACTCAAAAATAATGCCAAGAAAAAGAGGACCTAACAGACAATACTTTACAAAAGATACGGAAGATGCTATAATTGAATATAATCTTACAACCGACCAATTTACGAAAGATAGAATTTACAGAGAACGTATAGATTCTGCATTTAAAAAATTAGCAGAGATAGTTTATAATAAATGGAAGTTCACATACTTTGATGACGACCCACAGGATGTAATGGCCGAAGTGGTTGCATTTATGATTGAAAAAATACATATGTACAAAAATGGTAAGGGTAAAGCATTCTCATACTTTACTATTGTTGCAAGAAACTATTTAATTTTAAATAACAATGCAAACTATAAACGATATAAAGATACGGATATAATGTCTGCGTTGCCTGAAAGTTGGGATACTGAAAATAATTTTAGAGAAGAAGTTCGTAATGATGAACACCGAACATTCAATGTAAGAATGTTAGAATATTGGGATAAACATTTAGAGAATTTCTTTCCGAAAAAAAGAGATATGCAAATCGCCGATGCAGTATTAGAGTTATTTCGTAGAGCAGAATATATAGAAAATTTCAATAAAAAATCTTTGTACCTACTTATTAGGGAAATGACAGGACATCCAACCCATTATATCACAAAGGTTGTCAACAAAATGAAAGAAAGACAAATGGAGTTATATAATGAATTTGATAAACACGGTGATATAAAAATTTAAATATGATACAATTAGGTTTATCCGGCTTTTACCATGATTCAGCTGCAGCATTAGTTATTGATGGTAAAGTTATAGCAGCAATTGAAGAAGAAAAACTATCCGGTGAAAAGCATGATAGTTCTTTTCCGTTTAAGGCAATCCAATGGGTTTTAGAATTTGGAAAAATAACAATCGATGAAGTTGATATGGTTTGTTGGTATGAATCTCCTGACCTAAAATTTAAAAGAGTTGAAAATCAAATAGGTTCTAAATGGTTTCCATTGAGAAGATGGTTTCCACAATGGAGAGCATTTGAAAAAAGATGGAATGAAACCGAAGGTAATTTACAAGGCCTTTTAGAAACCATCGGATATACAGGTGAAATACTATATACAAAACACCACCTATCTCATTTAGCATTTTCATATTACACATCACCATTTGATGATGCAATTGGTGTATCAATTGATGGAGTAGGTGAAAATGAAACACTTTTAGCATGCTATATTAGAAATAATAAATTTCATAAAATAACATCATTAAATTTTCCGAATTCATTGGGATTGGTATATTCTGCATTAACTGCTTATTTAGGATTTAAACCAAATGAAGGTGAGTATAAAGTTATGGGATTAGCACCATATGGGGATAGTTCAAAATATCAACATGTGTTTGATAAAATAACGTATTATGAAAGGCTTGCTGATTTAGTAAACATAAACCAAAAATATTTCACATATCGCACATCAGAAACGGATATGTTTAATATGAATTTGATTTCATTAATAGGATTTCCACCCCGTTTTAAAGGTGAATCAATTGAACAACATCATAAAGATTTAGCCGCAGCATTGCAAAGCTGGTATGAATCTCAATTTTATTTTATTTTAAACAGAGTAAATAGTAATTGGAATAGTGAGAATTTAGTATTGGGTGGTGGATGTGCATATAACGGAACAGCAAACGGTAAAATAAAACATCATACAACTTTTAAAAATGTATGGATACCATTTGCGCCATCGGATGCAGGTTCTGCAATTGGCGCATGTTTGTGGCATTGGCATATTACATTAGGTAATCCAAAAGTACATGGTGGGGATAATCAATCACCATATTTAGGACCAGAATGGAATATTAAAGTCGGAGATATTGTAAAGCAAAATAAAAAATTATGTGTTGAAGTTGCACCTGATGAAGAACGTTTATGCCAAATAATTGCAAAATATGTAAAAAATGGAAAAATAGTTGGTTGGTTTCAAGGTAGAACTGAATTCGGTGCAAGAGCATTGGGCAATCGTTCTATATTGGGTAATCCACATCTTCCAGATATTAGAGATAAAATTAATAAAGTTGTCAAAAAAAGAGAAATGTTTAGACCATTTGCTCCATCAGTAACACAAGAAGATTATCAAAAATATTTTAGTTCCGAAGGTGATGTACCATATATGAATCAAGTTGTAAAAGTAGTTTCACAAATACCAATTCCATCCGTAACACATATTGATAATAGTGCAAGAATACAGACTGTAACAAAAGAACAAAACCCTTTATATTATAAATTATTGAAAGAGTTTGAAAAACTAACAGGTACCCCTATACTTTTAAATACGTCATTTAATTTAAAAGACCACACAATGACAAATGATCCAGATAAAGCAATATGGACATTCCTAAATTGTGATATGGATGTTTTAGTAATTAATAATTTTATAATTTATAAGTAATGATATTACATGCTTACGGTGATAGTTGGACCGAAGGTGAAGGATGTAATTTAAATGAAGAATCCAAATTAAAAAATCAGGATTTAATCATATATAGAAATCAACACTCTTGGGTAAAACTGTTAGGAAACAAATTAGGATTGAGTTGGATTAATAATGGTAAAAGTGGAAATCCAAACGCAGTAATATTTAATCAAATTATAGATGATGTTACGAATGGTAGGGTTAAGAGAGGTGATTTTGTAATTGTATTATGGAGTTCATCTTTAAGAGATTACGCTGCATTTTTACCAAGACAACAATGGGTTAGTTGGTCTGTAAAACATCTAATTAATTTACCTGAAAAGTTTATAAATTCTTATAAAAGCAATAATTCTAATTACGATTTATTCCTATCAGAATATAAATCATTTTTTTTAAACCAAATGTTTAATCAAAACTATTATAATATTGTTAATCAAAATTATATAATATTTTTACAAAAGTTATTTGAATATTATGGTGTGAAATGGATAATGGCAGATGCTTTTGACAAAATGATTGTTGATTTGGATTCAAAGGATGATATTACACACTTAATTGATAAATCTGTATATTGGAATTTTATGAAAAAAACATTTAAAGATTTTTTAATAGAAACCAAAACAGATTGCTTTGAAGATGAAAAAATGATTACAAAAAATCCGGCTCAACATCCAAACGAATTGGGATATAATCTAATAAGTGAAGAATTTTATAATTATATAGTAAAGAATGTGATATTATGAGTTCAGAATTTCAACTATTTGATGGTAAAAATCTATCATCATTATTTAGAGATATATACGAAAACCAACAAAACAAAAAGAAAAACATTTCCGATTTAATTGAATCATTGAGGAAATTAATTAAGAACGTTGGTGAAGCAACAGTTATTGCCCCAATCATAAAAGACCTTATCGAAGTATCAGTTAAAAATGATGAACACTTAATTAAGATGGCAACTATTGCACAAAGACTTGCTGCAGCAGAAGCAAAGGGTATTGGTGAAGATGGTTGGTTAAGTGAGCAAGAGAAAGCACAATTGTTTTCTCAATTAGAAGAAACTATTGATGAAGTTGATGCAAAAAACAAAGAAAGAATTACGGATATTGAAATAGAGATTGAAGAAATAACAAAAAAGATTAAATAATGGTATCCTTTTTAGCAACGGTAACTAAAGTATTCTATAAAGAAGAAGATTTTTTCGATACCGAAAAAAAAGATGATTTTCTTTTAAAATATAATGATAACAAAAACTTTGCAGATAAAGATTCTAGATTTTTGGGAGCAATAACATATGCAAGAGAAACTCCTATTATCGTAGAAGCATATGCATTTCCATTTGATAAAAATAATTTTACATATCCGATACAAGGTGAGACTGTAATTATTTTAGAAATAGAAAATGAGTATTTCTGGTTACCATACTCTACCACTCTATATCCAAATTATAGAGAAGATTATAAAACATCCGAAACATCGAAAGAAAGAAAACCAGAAGAAGCAAATACAAAATCTACTGCAAAAGATTATAAAGAAACGAAGCAAACAGGTACAACAAATACCCCACCACCTGCTAAAAAATCAGAAACTAAAAAATACAAAGTAAACGAAAAAATAAAGTTTCTAAAACCAAAAGAAGGTGATACGATAATTCAAGGTAGAGTTGGTAACACAATTCGTTTTTCCGAATTTTTCCTAACAGAAGATGATAAAACATCATCACCATCTATATTCATTCGTAATAAACAAAACCCAGAATTAGATGATAAGAAGATTGGTGAGTTAATAGAAGAAGATATAAACAAAGATGGTACATCTATTTACTTAACATCTGGTAAAGTAAAAGTTCCGTTTAAAGAAACGATTGAAAAAACAAAAGTAGGATTTAAAGAATACCCATCATCAGATGATTTAAAGGGTGACCAATTTTGGTTAAATTCGGATAGAATAGTACTATCAGCAAAAGCAAAAGAGTTTATAATATTTGGTAAGGGAAATACGGGAGTAATTACGGATGGTAATTATTCAATTGATGCTGAAAAGGAAATTTACTTTCACAATAAGAAAAACATAACAATACATTCGGAAGGTTCTAACAATATTTTCTTAAATTCGGATAGTGGTAAAATATATTTAGGAAAAGATAAAGGTGAAGGTGATGCAGGAGCGGCAGTACAAAAAATGGTATTAGGTGGTGAGTTAGTTAAGATTTTAGAAGATTTAATAGATGCAATAACAAAACAAATTTATTTAACACCAGCTGGTCCATCTGCAACGGGGCCTACAAATGTAGCTACGTTTAATCAGATAAAATCTAAATTAAAAACAATATTAGCAGCTAAAAACTTTTTAAGTAAGAACTAATGTCATGGAGTATTTTCAAAGCATCTTTGCTGCCGGTGATGCAATCACACGCATTTGGGAACAATATGGCAGGATTTGCGAAAGCATTCGCATTAGCATATGATACTGCTATAAAAGCAGGAAAAGAAACGGTAAGTCCAATCCCATTGATGAAAGGAAACGTAACAGCAATGGAAGCCCAAATAGTTGGGTTACTATCACAAACACAAAAATCAAATTCGCTAACTTTATTAGATGTTATAGGGCCTGCAGTTATAACCTATTGGACGGGTGGATTAATGATGCCAATCCCACCAATAATACCTCCACCGGGTGCAATAAAAAGTATAGCACTTACACAAGGTTTGGTTTTAAACCCAGGAGTTTGGACACCTATTCCTGTTCCACCAAACAATAATCCATCGGTATTTTTAGATGCATTTATTAATGCAGCAAAAATACATTTGAGTACTGTTAGTGGATTATACATAGTATTAGCACAATATCCACCACCAGCACCACCTGCTCCTGGAGTTATACCCTGGTCTGGATATATTGTACCCTAATTAAATTTTAACTTTCAATATTTATTAAAAACAATTATTATGGATTCGAAATTATTAGTCGGATTAATCAAAGAAGTTGTAAAAAACGAAGTTAAGCAACAAGTCAAAGAAGAATTGGCAAAATTGATTAAGTCCGGTGCAGTTACATTAAACAAAGAAAGAAAACAACCATCATTAATGGAAATGACGGAAGTTAAAAAACAACCAGTAAAAAATACACAACTTGATTTACATAGACCAACAAAGCAATTTTCAAATAATCACATATTAAATGAAGTCTTAAATCAAACTACTCCGTTCACTGCAGCACAAAGAGCAGAAGGTGGAATGATGGATGAAAGTTCTGTATTAGATATGATACAACCAGAAAGATATGAAGAGGATGGTTGGGAAACTATGGATTACAGGATGCAACAAACACCAAAACAAATACCATCAACGGGTAATGCAGGATTGGATGCAATTCAAAAGGCATTAAATAGAGATTATACTCAATTGACAAAAGTATTCACAAAGCAGGAAAAAGAAAAAGGATTAAGATAAAATGGCAATAGAATTAGGAAAAGTTAATGTAAATGATTTATCTAAAAACGATTATAAGGTAATCGGTATAGGTATAGATAGAAGTTCTAATTCTAATGGTATATTTTCTGTCAATTTTACAACTATTTCGCAGGCTAGAGATAATTTAAAAAATCTCATAATGACAAAAAAGGGAGAAAGAGTTATGTATCCTGAATTTGGTTGTGATATTTGGTCTTTACTATTTGAACCAATTATTACTGGTGAAATCGATGATAAAATAGAGGCAACAATAATAAGAGCAGTAAATATTTGGATGCCCTATATTAATATTGATGAAATAATTTTTGATTATGATGATGAAGATATTGATAAACATCAAATAAATTTAGAAGTAAGGTTTTCTTTAAAATCAAATGAAAATCTTTCCGAAACAATAAATGTAAGTATAAAACAATAATAGATGGCACTAAAACCAACGGATAAAAATTGGAAAAACAATAATAGGGATATAAATTATGTCGGTAAAGATTTTGCATCATTTAGACAAAATTTGGTCGAATACTCTAAAACATATTTTCCTAATACATTTTCTGATTTTAGCGAAGCTTCACCTGGTGGTGTATTTTTAGATATGGCTTCATATGTCGGAGATGTTCTATCTTTTTATCAAGATGTTCAATTAAAAGAATCAATGTTGTTACATGCAACCGAAAGAAAAAATGTTGTATCGTTAGCACAAGCATTGGGATATAAACCAAAACTAACAGCACCAGCTGTTACAACATTGACAGTATACCAAACCGTTCCAGCTAATGGTGCAGGAGGTAATTTCCAACCAAATTCTAAATATTATTTTAAAATAAAAGATGGATTACAAGTACAATCGAGAACAAATTCATCTATAATTTTTAGAACAACGGATACTATTGATTTTTCTAATCCAACGGATAGAGAAATAGATGTTGCTGGTAGGGACTCTGCGACAGGCGCACCCAATTTATATTTAATAACAAAAAAAGTAAAAGCAATATCTGCGCAAGAAAAAGAAATAACAATCGATATAACCGATAATTCGGAATATCCAAGTATAGATTTAAATGAAACAAATATAATATCCATTACATCCGTAACCGATTCACAAGGAAATAAATGGTACGAAGTTCCATATTTAGCGCAAGAAAGTATATTTGTAGAAAAACCAAATACAGAATCCAATTCAAATTTATCTGCAGCTGCAGCAACTGTTCCATACATACTTGAGGTTCAAAAAGTACCAAGAAGATTTTCTAGTAAAATAAACGCAAACAACACTATAACGCTTGAGTTTGGAAGTGGAAATAATTCTGCAGGATTTGAGGATGAAATACTTTTACCAAATACTAAAAACGTTGGATTGGGTTTAGCAAATTCTATAAAAAGAACAAATGAAGGAATTGACCCTTCAAACTTTTTAAAAACAAATACATTTGGTATATCTCCATTTGGAAAAACACTTACAATAAAGTATTTAGTTGGTGGTGGTGTTGAATCCAATATAAATTCGGAAGATTTAACAGTTATAGATAGAATAGAATTTGAAGAAGACCTTTTAAGTTTATCCGATGCCGAAGCGGCTTTATACGAATCAAACAAAGATTCAATAGCTGTTGAAAATTTAGAACCTGCCGTTGGCGGTAGGGGTGGTGAATCTATTGAGGAAATCAGACAAAATGCATTAGCAATGTTTGGTTCACAAAATAGAGCAGTGACAAAACAAGATTATGTTGTTAGAGCATTATCTATGCCGGAAAGATATGGAAGTGTTGCAAAAGTTTATGTAACTGCGGATGGAGAAATAGATAATAGTTCACCGGCATCAATACTTTCTAATCCTAAAAATTTGCAAGAATTTACAAATTTAGTAGAATCGATGCAAGGCCTATCAAAAAATGATATACAATCTGAACTTGCTAAATATTTGAATCAAAAAAGAGGAAATGTAAATGAAGTTAATAATCCATTTGCAATCAATATGTATGTTTTGGGTTATAATTCGGATAAAAAATTAACAAATTTAAATACAGCCGTAAAAGAAAATTTAAAAACTTATTTAGGTGAATATCGTATTTTAACGGATGGTGTAAATATTATAGATGGATTTGTTGTAAACATTGGTATTGATTTTGAAATAATTTGTTATTCAAATTACAACAAAAGAGAAGTTCTTGCAAATTGTTTAGCAGAATTACAAGATTATTTTAACATAGATAATTGGACATTTAACAAACCAATAAATATTTCTGAAATAGAATTAATATTAGCAAATGTAGAGGGTGTAATGAGTGTTCCATCTGTTAAACTTTATAATATATGCGGTGATGGTGGTGCAGGATATTCACCAAACAAATATAATTTAGATGAGGCGACTAGAGGTAAGATAATTTATCCATCTTTAGACCCTTGTGTTTTCGAAGTTAGATTTCCAAACAAAGATATAAAAGGAAGAGCTTTATAATATGCATAAATTTTTTACATCATCATACGACGCAAGTATTTACCTACAACAACCTGACCAAAATGCGGGTAGAGATGAAATATTGGAAGTAGGTAAACTCTATTATGGTTCTACAAAAGATATAGCAAGAACCTTAATAAAATTTGATACAGGCTCATTGAAGTCCGAAATACAAACAATTGGTAATGCTAATTGGAATGTATTTTTAGTTCTTCGTTCTGCAAATTCGGAAGAGTTACCATTAGAATATTCAATTTATGCAAACGCAGTTTCTCAAAGTTGGACAATGGGAACTGGTACAAAATTTGATAACATAACATCGGATGGTGTTAGTTGGAAATACCGAAACGGAACAACAAAGTGGCAAGATAATACAACAGGTGGAACAGCTGTTTTTGTGACAGGTACAACAGGTTCAGCAAATGCAGAAGGTGGTACGTGGTATATAACAGGCTCTGCAACTCAATCCTATAACTATCAACCAGATGATGTTAGAATGGATGTTACAAATATTATACATCAATGGATTAGTGGTTCTTTACCAAATAATGGATTTATAGTAAGACATAGTATTGATGCTGAAAACGATTCATTGGATTATGGTGTATTAAAATTTTTCTCAAAAGAAACTAATACAATATATCAACCAAAATTAGAATTAGTGTGGGATGATAGTATATTTAACACAGGTACACTTTCACCAATAACGGGTTCAATTAGTTCCGATGCATTAGAGAATTCTAAAATAGTAGTAACAAATTTACAAAAAGAATATTTTCATAATACTAAAACAAAAGTTAGAGTAAAAGGTAGAGATATTTATCCTACAAAATCTTTCGGAACAACATTTGAATATGACCAATCAAAATACTTACCAACATCATCTTATTATCAAATAGAAGATTATAGAACAAATGAAGTAGTTGTTCCATTTGGAGATTATTCTAAATTAAGTTGCGATTCTAAATCAAATTATTTTTATTTAGATACGGCAACATATCCAATCAATAGAACTTATAGATTAAAATTAAAAGTTGTAGTTGATGGTGTTTCAAAAATAATTGATGACAAATTAATATTTGATGTTATATAATGACAAATTTAGAAGCTATAGCATTAAGATTGCAAGAAGAAAAGGATAGAAGACTCGAACAAATATTAAGTGTTTCGGGTTCATCTGCTGTTTCTAAAAATGAATATAATGTAAACATTGTTGATGATTTAAGACCTGAAACATCTTTGGTTTTTAAAAAATTAAATAAACCAAAATACGATGAGTCCGAATTAAAAAAGGCGATTGATATTAATCTAAAAGAATTAAAACCAAATATACCAAAAGAGGTTAGAGATTTGGTTCCTAGACCTTTATATGATGGAGTTGTTACGGAAAATGAAGATTTAAGAAAAAGAGTTTCAACTTTAGAAACACAGGTACAATCTTTAGAAACAGATATAACAAATTTACAAAGTAGAGTTCAAACAGAAATTAATAATCGTTTAAATATTGAACAAACAAACGATGCATTGGTTAATCAATTAGATACAATAAATAAAACAATTGATGAGTTTTCGGGTCAAATTGCAACATCATTACAAAAGTCCGTTGATGAATCGGTGTTAAGAGCGGCATTACAGGCACAAAACACAGGATTTAAAGCACAGATTAATGCATTAATAAAACAAATTGATTCACTTAATTCCATCATTGAAGGATTACAATCTCAATTAGGTGCGGTTCAACAACAGCAAGCAATTCAACAATCTACAGCAAACGTAGCATTAGCAAGTGGTGCGGATGTTGTAAACGGAGCAGTTGCAATTAAAGTTACACCTAAAAAAGAAAAAGCAGAATATCCTGATTTTGATGCAAGAATTAATAATAAAGATAATGCAACAAAATGGATATGTGGTAATACAATTGATATAGTAAATAATGATACCAAAGATGTTCAGATAGAGATTGTTTTGCAATTTGGTGAAGGACAGAAGTGGTTAAGTGTACCAAAAACAAACTTTAATGTAACAGCTGGACAAACTGAAAAATTAGCATTAACAATTACTCCAGGTGGATGTAGATATGGTAAAAGGGATAATAGTAAGTTTTATCAGGGTACTATGATAATAAAAGTTAAAAAAACATCCGATGGTAGTGAACAAAATAAAGAATACAAAATGCAAATCGGTATAATGCATCCTAAATCATACTAATAAAATATGAGTATTAAAAAATATACAAACTTTGAACAGGTTAATTTAAAAACCACAAACGAAGGACAGTACTTACAAACTGAAGACTTTTTTATTGTCACAAAAAATGAAATTGAAGAAAGTTATTTTGGTGAATGTAAGTACGATGTAATGGAAGTGGCCGTATATGATGTTAATAATAATCTTTTACCACAAAAGACCGGAAATAATGTTGCATACATTAAATCACAAAACATTGCAGAATATATGTACAATGTTACAAACCAACAGGGTCAAAAGGAATTAGCAATTAATGCTGAAAAATTATTGAACGATTTAGGTTTTACAAATGGTATACTTAAACTTAATATAAACTTTGTTAGAAACAAAATCGGTTCAGATAATGAGTTAGAAAGGGTTTGGATTCAAGAAATATCACCATCAAGAGAAGAAGTAAGAATATTACCTTTAAAAACAAAATTTGAAAATATAAATCAAAAAAATAATAAAGAGTTCAATGATATTAATAATCTAACAAAAGATTTTATTTTTTATAAAAGAGAAATACTTAATTCATTAGATTTATACCAATCACAATACCTTGAAAAAATAGATACAGCTTTAGAAACAAAATTTGGTAAAGATTTTTTTGCATTACTAAAAAAAGATTTTGGACTTGCAAAATTTTCAGATTTAAGAACAAAAATATTTACAGATTTTAGAACATCTGTAACTTACTATTTAGAAAATCGTTACTATACATTGGGAGATGGTACATATGGTAAACCATCAGAAGTTCGTTTTGATAATTGTGAAAGATATGATTTTAATTTAATATTAGGTGATATTGAAAATATATTAGCAAATTGTATTGCTGTAAATATGTCTTTTTTAAAGAGACGTGAAATAGCAATAGTTAGGAAAGAAAGAGAATTTCAAAAAGTAGATGTTAAAAGAGATGTTTTAGATACATTGGGATTATTTAATAATCCAGTTAAGGATGTTAAGGTGGTTTTTGATGGAGAAAGAGTAATTAAGGTAAAAGAACAACCAAAACCAACACCAATAATAACACCACACGCACCACCAGAAATGGACCCACCACCTGTTAAGGTTGACCCAATCGAAATAACTCCAACACCGGAACCTAAACCTGACCCAAAACCAAAACCATTACCAATAGAAGATACTCCGCCTAAATTTGATGTGCTTCCTATTGATATTTTGCCACCACCGCCTAAATTTGATGATATGTTAGACCCAATTGGTCCTAGGGGTGGTGATGTTATAGACCCAATTAGAGAGGTTCCACCCACATTTAGTGGAGGTGGAGGTGGGGGTGGATTTGTAAACACCGACCCTCGTAATTTTGGATTTAATGATGGTACAATAGGAGGCAGTGGTGGTGGAAATGATTTTAATAACCCAAGAGATATAGGTGTAAGAACAACCGAAAATATACAATAAAAATATTTATAAAAAAAGTAAATGGCAGCAAGACGACCAGATTTTGATAGTGATTTAGGTGGAAGTGATATCGGTAATCCATACGATGGTACAGGTGTGTACAATCCATTTGTATATGGTAGCGGTGGAGGCGGAACCACAGGAGGAAGTTCTGTACCCACTTCAACGGTTGGTGATATAGGAGGTGGCGGCCCTAAATTTTCAGGTGGGCCCGTAGTAATTGATGATGGACCAATCGGAGGGGGAAGTGGTACGGTAGATGCTGGTGGTGTTGTTTTTATACCACCTGTTAAACCTGACCCAACATTTATCCCACCATCATACGAACCATTTCCATATATTGGAATTTACATGGCCGCGCCAGAGCCGGTTCAATTTCTTGAAAATGATAATACATTAGGATTTGGTGAGGTATATAAAGTACAATATCAACCATCTACAAAATTTGGAACAAGTAGAACTTATCGTGCGAATATAGATGGTAGAATATCAAAAAACTATTTCGTAGTTTCTATAAAAAAAGCATATCCAAACATAGACTTAATTGGTGTAGATGATTTAATAAAAGACCCAATAAAAAGTGATGTTTTATCTCCTGTAAAGGGTGACCTTATAAAAGGATTTGAAACGAATTTTGGAACTGGTTTAGGAAAATCACCAATTGAAAATTTAAAATTCCAGGCATCAGATACTGATTTTAATTTTAATCCGAAACCTCCTACAAGATTAGATGTTTTATATAAAGAAGTTATATCTGTACAAGAATATGAATATAATACAAATACTGGAGAATATGAGGCATTGGCGGAAAGAACACAACCATCATCTAATTCGACAGTTAGTTTAAATTTTGCTTTTGTAACAAAAGGTAAAGGTGATATTGATATCATTCTGGACCCAGAATGTCCTGACCCGGTGTTAGCACCGCCACCGCCAGGTAAAATGTGGAAAAAAGTTTATATAGATGGGCAAAAATGTCCTGAATACATACTCGTTGATGATGGTAGCGGTGACCCAATA